TTGTTGCATCCACATTCTACGCACATATTATTTTCCCTTAACTTTCTTGAGAGCTGGGTTTGCTTTCTTTGCTGCTGGGCTTGCCTTGCGTGTAGATGATGCGAGGATTGCACCAGCACGTTCCATCGAGATGCCCTGCTTCTTTGCTATTGATGTTGCGACCTTCTTAAATCCTGGGTGCTTTGCTGCCATTTGTTATCCCTTTTTCTTTTTAGCTGCACGCATATTGTCAACTAAATTTGGATAAGGACGACCTGCTTTTGCAGCAGATGCTTTAGCTGATTTCTTTTGTGCAGTTGATAGAGGTGTTGATTTCTTTTTAGGATTAGGTGTATCCCAAACTTCTTTTTTCATTTGCTGCCTTTGTTTCTTTTAGAAATGGCTGCCGCTTTTTTCTTAGCATCTTCCTTAGAAGATGCTCCCCATGCCTGGAGTGAAAGCAGTAAGCGTGTTGGCTCACCATTAGGTTTCTTTTCAGGTCCAGGCATATTACCCATACGTGCAAGGAAACTTGCTCTGCGTGGATTGTCACCTGATTTAACTGGTGCCTTTATGTCTTGCCCTTTTGCTTTGAGTGAGGCTCTGCCTTTGGCATTTAATCCACCTTTAGGATTTTTGCCTTCTTTCTTTTGCCAAGCCTCAGACATTACTTAGACTTCTTCTTGAGCATTGTCATGCCCTTTTTAAGTTCCTTCATCTTTTCTGCTTTTGGCTCTGCCTTTTCAGCAATCGCATAAGCCTTCTTCTTCATTGCTGGTGTAACTTTCTTCATTGCTGCCATTAGATTGCTCCTGTTTCTTTCATTACTTTAGCGGTGCGCTTAGTAATCTTTTCGGCTGCTGGCATCGCGCCAGCGTCAAATGCAACGCCTAGTTTCTGGCTTGCTTCTTTGGCTTCGTTAATCTTCTTCATTGATGTACCAGCTGGTTGGATACCTTGCGATCTAGCATCACGGTAGGCTGCTAGTTCTGCATCCCACTTCTTTGCTGGCATACCACCAGCACGACCTGCATCACCTGTATTGACTTGAAGACCAGCATCTTGTAAACACTCTGCATAAGTCGCATGATTTTGTGTGTAACATCCTGTGCGGCAGTTGCTCATTTAGTCCTCTTCAAAACATCTTTAGTAAACTCGTAGTTACGCTTAATGCGTTCTTTCTCTGGCCCTTCTGGCACACCTTGCAGGGCTTGCTTAGTAAACAACTCAGACTCTGCATATAGTCCCAAGTTGTAAGCACTTACACCTGCTAGGTCATAAGCCTTCCAGTCCCATATGGCTGCTTCATAGCAGTAATGGTTTGAGCGTGGAGATTCAATTGCATTGATTGATGCACTTAAACAAGTGGACCAATCACGATTTCGGTAAGCATTGATGGCTACGCCATACCAAGGTTCACCTTGTTGGGGAAGAATTTGTGCGCCCTTTTCAAACCATTTGGTTGCACCTTCTGCATCACCAAGGTTGTGGGCTGCTTCGCCTAACCATTTACATACTGCTGCTTGCTCTACATTCCATCCATCAGGACAGTCAAGCATTTTTTGACCTGATCGCAGTACATCATCCCAACGTCCATGGAAATAATACTCACGTGTCATGTAGGTCCACATGCGTGGATCTGTTGGTGTTTCTTTTACACACATCTCAAGCATCGGTAGATACTGTCCGCGAGATTTTGTTTCATCTGGCACATGCTTGATGTAAGCATCAACCATGCAAGACTTTGCTGTATCGCCACCGTAAAAAATTGGTACTTCATGGCAAGCATATTTCCAATGCCAACCCCATCTGGAATGTAATCTATCTTTCTTCCAAACGCTACCAGTGTCAAAATCTATCCAGCCATGGTCTGAACCTTTAACCCATTGCTTGCGAGCTTTATCAAAAAACTTTGATTCAGGTATCTCATCCATATCTAGGATGAGACAAACGTCCGCATCTTCTGGAACAAGTGCCAGCGCTGCGTTACGAGCCATATCAAAGCGCCAAGGACGTATGCGAATATCATGAACAGTAACGCCACCCGCTTTAAGCGCTTCCTGAGTACCATCTGTTGATCCTGTATCTGCGACTATTCTATAGTCTGCACCTTTAGTTGCTTCTAGCCATCGCTCAACATGAACAATCTCATTAAGCGCGATAGCGTAAATGGCTATTTTCATATGTCTAAATTATACCAGATTGTACTACATTCCGCCTAGCATTAAAATACCTGGCAACGCTGTAGCATCTGCACCAGTAGCACCCGTTGCTCCAGTACTTCCAGTAGCACCTGTAGTTCCTGTAGTACCTGTCGGTCCTGTCGGCCCAGTTGCTCCCGTAAGTCCAGTCGAACCAGTTGGCCCAGTTGGTCCTGTAGCTCCCGTTAATCCAGTAGAACCTGTTGCACCAGTACTTCCAGTTGCTCCAGTTAATCCTGTTGACCCTGTTGGGCCAGTGGAACCAGTAGCACCAGTTAAGCCTGTGCTACCAGTTGGACCTGTCGCTCCTGTAGCACCTGTTAGTCCCGTTGAGCCAGTTGATCCTGTAGGACCAGTTGCTCCCGTCGCACCCGTAAGGCCAGTACTTCCTGTAGGTCCTGTTGCCCCAGTAGCGCCAGTAAGTCCTGTGCTTCCTGTTGCTCCCGTGCTACCCGTAGATCCTGTAGCTCCCGTAGGGCCAGTTGGTCCTGGGACTGTGCTGTTTGCTCCAGTCGCTCCTGTAGAACCTGTAGATCCTGTTGCTCCTGTAGATCCAGTAGGACCAGTAAGGCCAGTAGACCCAGTGGAACCAGTAGGACCAGTAGGCCCAATGTTACCTGTTGCACCTGTGACTCCTGTACTTCCTGTGGCGCCCGTTGCGCCTGTTAAACCTGTTGAACCAGTCGGTCCAGTTGGACCAGTGGCACCTGTTAATCCTGTAGATCCTGTGGCGCCAGTGCTTCCAGTGGCTCCTGTAGCCCCTGTAAGGCCCGTAGAGCCTGTACTACCTGTAGGTCCAGTAGAACCTGTGGCTCCTGTGCTGCCTGTAGAGCCTGTAAGTCCTGTAGCACCCGTGCTACCTGTTGGACCAGTTACACCTTGAATCCCTTGTGAGCCTGTTGGTCCTTGCGGACCTGTGTTTCCAATTGGACCTTGTGCGCCAACGTTACCTTGTGGGCCTTGTGGGCCAACAGGTCCAAGTTCAATGATAAGAGTTTGCTGTGAGCCAACGTTGAAGACGTTGGTGCTGATAGGAATTTCAACTGTTGAGATGCTGTTGACTGTGACTGCCATTATTGAGTCACCGAAACTTCTACTACAAATGAACCTTCAAGGATCTTTGTAACAACAGCAGCTGGTGAAGTAAGGTTTAGATCATAAAAATAATTGCCCGCTGCAAGGGCTGTTGTTTCAGATGCTGTAAGTGTAAGAGTTGTTTTACCTAGCGCACCGCTGATAACTGCTCGGCCATTGGATGTTGATAACTCAACAATGACGGATGAGTCTGCTGATGCACGAACCTGCATCTTAGCTGTGTAGCCAGTGATGTCCACTGGCAGGTTGTCTATCTTCCATACTGGAGCAAGAGAAAAGGTTGTGCCTTTATAGACATTGATATTGTATCTACCTGGATTCACGTTATCTCCTATACGGTTGTAATGTTTGCGCCGTAACCAGCGTTTACTAAAATTGTGTATTCTTTGTCTGAGAGAATGTACTCATGCCCACCGAGGTAGCAGTAATCTGCGGTCTGGGTATCTTGAACAGCAGGTGTACGCTGACGCAGTACTACTGTTCCGAAGACTAACAATGAGTCTCCACGGTCAATCTTGTAACGCCAGAACAAACGACCAAAACCAGCTGGACCTTCTAGTCGTGTAGGTGGTTTTAGTAAGTATGCCATTTGTTACCTTTCAGTTGTTAAGGGTGCCGCCCCTGCCCGAAGGCAGGGGACGGCCATGCTTATGATTAAGCGTTGTTGATAGATGAAGAAGTTTCGATACGTACCAATGCTGGTGCGCGGTAGCGGGAGAATCCCAATACGCCGTACCAACCGATTGGACGGAAACGCATCAACTTGTCAACGATTGGTCCGAAGATTACGTGTGGCTCTTCTGCGACTGCTTCTGCAAGTGCTTGCTTTCCAGCTACGAGTGTACGGAAGACGCGAACGCCACCTGTACCGTATACGTAGTCTGAGTTTCCGAATGTACCTGTTGCGCCTGAAGCACCTGAACCGTCTGTTGTGTTGAACAAACGTGGTGACTCTACGAACATTGCGCCTTCGTATGTACCAATAGTACCTGGCCAGAATTCAGATGAACCTGTCTCTGAGTACTTATGGTCATCGCGCCAGCCGCCTGCGCCAGTCTCTGCACGAAGATCGTGTGAAACT